CTTACAGGCGGTGGAAACCTCACCCTTTCCGCCACACTCCGGACAGGCAACTTTTACCACCTCCCGATTTTTTTTCCATTCTTCCCAGTAAGACGGATACACACCTTTCGTACACTTTGCCCATACCGGCGGCTTACCATCCGGATACTGGATCTTGTTTGTAAAAACCTCGCTTTCAATAAATTTTTTTCCGTGACAGCAGGGGCACTGTTTTTTGCTCGCCGCGCTACGGGCATAATCTTCAAACGCATACGAAGCCATAATACGCATCACTGCCGGTTTTATTTCTGCCGGGAGTTTTCTTAACGCCGCCACGCGATCACACCGACTGAGTGCATATTCTGTCAGCAATTCTGTTGCCCGCTCTCTGTCATTCATACTAATGCCCATTTTCCCAAGGAACGCAGAAACCCCCATCTCAGCCCGATTCTGTGTCATGCCCTGCGCGGCCATCACATCAGTGATACTCAGCGCATCTTTCGACGTTGAGGCCGATGCATCAGTCAGGCCGGGGGATTTTGGGGAGTAGTATTTCGGTAAATCTTCCAGTTTCATTTTTTGACCTGCCCTTCAAGCATTATGGGATAAATCTTCACCCCCAGACGTCCACCAGATACTGGCTGAGCACGAACGATATTGATTTCATCAAACTGCTCATCGTCCATTAGCAACCCCGCATGCGTCAGCGCATCCAGCGGCGCTTTCAGAATATTGTCCAGGTCACGGCGGCGCTTATCCGGTGGTTCTGCAATAATTTTTATTGCCAACCTTCCGGACAGGCTTAATTTCAGCCGCTGCTGGCGAACAATAAGCGCCACTGCCCGGCGATAACGCTCCCCGGCTTTTGATACAAAATATGTGCTGCCACGACGACGCCAGTAAGTGTTCACCGTTGGCGGGTAAGGCAAAACAAATTCTATGCGTTCAGTCATTTATGCTTTCCACTTCAGAACACCCGAATTTCTCGCGTGCATTAAAAAACGAATCAGCAACAACAGCTGGCTGCCGTGTTTTTCTTCAAAATCTTTTACCCCGGCGTGTAGTTCGCTATGGCATTTACGGCACAGCGGAATAACAAACAAATCATCAGCCTTTGTTCCCATCCCTCCCAGTCCATGACCAATGATGTGATGCGGATCATCTGCCTGATTGCCACACGTCATGCATTTCTGCGTTTTTACCCAGCGCGTGTATACAGGCATCTCTTCCCGTTGTGATTTCTGGCGCTGGAGATACTGAGCCGGTGACTCCGGATCAACGGCAATGCTGACCACCGTCTTTTCCTGTGGCGGGTTTTGCTGGTGGGCGTGAGGCAGCGGCGCAAGATTTTTTGTGCGCTGCTTCAGTATGCTGGTGGCGGTCTGCTCTCCCGGTACGATGTCGCTTTCACGGTACATTGAGCGGATTTTTTCCACACGCAACCCCAGCGAACGACGTAATACCGCTTCCGGTAGCGCGTCCACCACCTGATTGCGGACCGCCCACCAGGATAATTCAGCCAGCGATAATTCACGCTCCTGCGTACCGCTTATTGCGTGACCGATGACGTCAATCATCCATGCTGACAGGTTTTGATGAGCAAGTTGCTCGAGTGATTCGGATGTCTGGTCACGCAGCTGGTTGTCGCAGTGCCAGCACAACACCATTGCGCCGGTACCATAACGGTGAATGACGGTTTCACTGTGGTGATAATCGCCGTGTGGCCACTGGCAGGATTTAACATGGCGCAGTAACCAGTCAGACAATGCGCCAGCGCCACCAGCAGCACGAATCACTCGTTCGTCGCTGAAAAATGGCAGCAATGTTTTGTCTTCCACTAGCGGCTGGCGAACGGCAGGAACAACCCCGGACGGCAGATTACGCATGCTTTTCGGTTCCGGCTCCACCAGTACCCGGGTATTGTGGAATACCGGCATGGATTCACGGCCCGGCTTAACGATCACCAGCCCGAGTTCCGGTACCAGAACAGGTCGAAGTAATACCCGCACGTTACCTCCAGATGCGTTGCTGGAATGTGCGGGACGGACGCGGTGGGCGTTCGGAGTAAGGAAGCCTGACGGAGATTATCCAGTGACGATAATCGAGGCTGAGGGCTTTCTTAATCTCGTATCCGTGTCTGCGGTAGCACTGAATTAGCCACTCGGCCTGTTCTTCAGTGCATGGGGGATGCTGGAACCAGTCAGATTTGAAAGTGCGGGAACGCCGCCCGTGCCTGCTGGCAAAGACGGCAGAATCATCAGAATTGTGTAATTTGGTATCGTGCGCCATCGGTTGTCTCTGCTGGCGCAGCAGGTGCCAGTTGTTCAGGCTGGCGTGCGGCAATATTGTCTCTGATTTCTGTTGTCGTCAACAGGCAGCGTGCTATCATCGAATAGTGTTCTATCCTACTCCGTGAGGTTTACCATGCGTACAACCCAACAATTCAGCATTACATTAACTAACGAGATGGCTGACATGGTGCGCGCCCGTGTGGCTTCCGGTGCCTATGCTTCAGAAAGCGAGGTCATTCGTGAAGGGCTTCGCGCACTGAATGAGCGCGATAAAGCAATCGAAGCGTGGTTAACGCATTCAGCCGCCCCCTCTCTTGATTCTATCCGCGAAAATCCAAACAACGGACGCTCCATTTCACAGGTTCGCGCCGCGATTCGATCCGGGAAGTAATCTGCATGACATTTGAAGTCATCATTACCCCCGAGGCCGAACAGCAGATAATAAACCTGCACGGATATATAACGGAGAAAGCAGGAAGCGTCATTGCTGACAATTATGCCAATGCGCTTCTTGATTATCTTGATGGGTTTTCTACATTCCCACATCGGGGCAATAAACGCGATGATATTCGCCAGGGAATGCGAGTAACTCACTTCCGCCACAGAACGATTATTGCTTTTGCCGTTGATGGCAATAAAGTCTTTATCGCTGGCGTTTACCATGGAGGGCAAAGTTATGAATCTGACTTTTTATAGTTTATATTTTCACTAACAAAAAAATTAAATAACCAAGAAATACTTATAAAAGGGCTTCTAAATGAATAAAACAATTTGTTTTCTATTGGTTTTTGCAATTTCAGGATGCGTCAACCCTTATAACTACAGAGAAGAACAAAATGTTATTATCTCGTTCAAAACAAATTCTCCACCACAAGAAATACAAGAATGCATTCTCAGTGAGTGGCAGCGTACACCTCTCTTAGCCACTATCACGTCTCAAAAAATTGGCAAGTATTACAGCGTATTAGCGGTTGCAGATAATGCCGACATTTATAAGTTGGCAGATGGTTCTACTATCATTGATTTTTATTCCCTTCGAGGGGGCTTAGACCCCACCAATGGGAAAAGCAAGAGGATTCAGGGAATTAAATCATGTATTAGCACTAAATAATCATCAGTTCGAACCCAGAAACAGCCAAATAGATTTTATCTCAGGTGCGTTGAGGATGTCTGACACATCAGAGGTGGCGAGGGATTTCTCCCCCGCCTGGTCTCTTACTCCTCAGGTTCGTAAGCTGTGAAGACAGTGACCTCCGTCTGGCCGGTTCGGATTCGTACCTCGCAGAGGTCTTTCCTCGTTACCAGTGCCGTCACAATGACGGTTAAACAGATGACGATCAGGGCGATTAACATCGCCTTTTGCTGCTTCATAGCCTGCTTCTCCTTGCCTTTCGGCGCGTAAGAGGCTAACCTAGATTTGCCGTTTATAGATTGAGCCTCAGATTAATGTTAAGCGTCTTGCCGGACGCGTAATGTTAACTGGGGCTTTTCTCTATCTGCCTTTTGGTGTTCATGCCTGAGACAGATAGCCTCAAGCACCCGCTGCAATTCTACTTAACTCTCCTTTTCCCGCAAACCGTTTTTATCCCCAGCGGCAAATCGAATACACCATCAGCGTCACCGCCATCGCAATTCCTACCGTTGTTAATGCTTCAGGCCAGGTCATCGTAAAATATCCTCCACGCTTATCAGTCCGTTCCGCTCCAGATAACTCATCGCCTTATCCGGTAATTTGCAGTCTGGCTTCGCTTTCCTCAGTTGCCAGGTTAACTGCTTTACCAGCATGGTTAACTCATCGACCAGACGCTGATATCCCACTGGTTTGTATTCATGCAATTTACCGGCTGGCTCTGCTGCCAGCGATACCAGTGCGATTTCCAGAACAGCAATATCCATCTTATATGTGCGGATGATGTCATGGTCGATTGTACCCGGTATGCACAGTCTCTGTGCTTCAATAGTCTCCTCTGCGTGAGCTATTAACTGCTCTCTGGTAAAAGTCGTCATGCCGTAGCCCCTTCTTGATATTTTTCAAACCAGAACACAACCGGCTCTGCTTCCAGCGATGCCAGCGCAATCCGTGCCAGTTCCATTTGTTCACCACGGGTAAGCCCGTTTTCAAGCGGGTTTTTAATGAACAATTCAATACGTTCTTTGGTAATAGTGGTCATGTGTTACTCCTTAACCCGCAGTGCTTTCAACTGATGAGGGGAACAAAATCTTTTCATCAAACCCTGCATTCATATCATGAACAGCAACACACCAATCCATCGACGAACGATTATCAAGAGCCTCCATGATTTCATCCATGCGGCGCAGGTCATACAGGTAAATGCTTTTATCGCCAATGGTGTAAAAACCAATTTTTTTCGGTGATGGGCAGCGATCAAGAACGTCCTGTAATTCGTTCAACCATGCCCGTTCTTTTTTTGTTAAAGTTGCCATATCACTCTCCTTTCCCATGAAGCATAGCGGCGCGGCAGGCGTTCCATATTTCGGCAGCAATATCGCGCTCGCTATCGGTTAATTTGTACGTGGAAACATAGCCAGAGAGCATTTCTACATTTTCCGGAGTTGCTTCTTCCGGCACTACCGGCGCTGGCAAGGCAGCGTGATAGTAGAGTGGCATAGTTTTGTACAGTGGTTCGCCAGGACTTCCGTCAACCTGATTCCATTCTTCAACCCAGGCATCAACAACCGCTTTGCTGGTTGATACATGTTCTTCTGAATCTACATTTTGTCCTGATATACAGAACATAACTGCCTCTGCTTCCAGCGATGCCAGAGCAATTTCATAAGCACGGCGCTCAATATTGTCTCGAACGTCCAAGCTGCCTATGCGCTCTTTGATTTCTTTAATCAGTTCTTTGTCGGTAAAAGTGGTCATATCAATCTCCTTTGGTACCAATGTTTACAGCCTGGTAAGCCTCTTTGAGCACCCAGTCAACAGCGTCTTTCCATGCTCCGGTTTCGACTGGCGGATTCTCACGCTTTACCTGTTCATAGAAACGCACTGCTTTAATCAATCCTTCTGGTGTCAGTGGCACAGGCGGGACAGTGAATAAGACCTGAATCTCATAGCTCGGCCTGTCGTTGCAATCCTCTTTTGTCGGTACATATTTCCAGTCACCAACCCACGGCTCCCCCTGAGAGTCCGTAACGCCTTTTTTCACGTAGCGATATCGCCATGCCACTGGTTTTGCCTGCCCTGCCTTTTCATGCCCTTCCTGATAATTAATCTCGCTCATTCATCGCCCCACTCATCACAATATGCTTCGACCGGTGTTTTCCCTGCTTCATAATCATCACGCCATGCTTCAGCATCAGCGGCACTTCCACCGCGTAACTCTGCATAATCCATTAACAGTTCATGCCATTCTTCAAAACTGGCGTTATATTTAGTTGAACCAAAATCAGCCATTTTGTTCTTCCTCTTCGTCTTTTATTTCGTGGTATGAGTAATTGCAGTAGTTAAAGAAAATATCTTTAGCTTCATCCTGTATTTCATCTGGTGTTGCATCATCATCCACTTCGAATTCATCCTCGAAATCTCCACCGGCTATTCCCGTTTCAATAATTATTTTGAATTTTCGCATTTCACTACCGCCCTTTCGGACGGCCTCCTGATGTTCTGAGGGTGCAGAAATCCCTCCGGTTAAGGATTTGATTTTATTTACAGTGCTAAATTTAATTATTCAGTTCTGGATTTTGTCGCCCTGCGTATCCGCGCTTTCGCGTTACGCTCAATCTGAATTAACTTTTCTATATTTTTCCGCCTTTCCTGTTCCTCCTGGCGCAATAGCCTTACATCATCTGCCAGTCTGGTTTCTCTTTTCGCCACAGAGAGCATCCAGTCAAACGGCTCCACAACTGCACCGCAGATTTTACAGCGGACCTGACGCTCTTTTTCGTCAACCCGGACAGAAGCGTGATGGCAATATGGTCTTTCCGATGGCTCATAAAGAAAATTAACCTGATTACGAGGGTCATCCTCTTTTACCGGAAATAAAACGATATTGCTTAACTCATCCTCTGGTTTTATTTCCATGCTCCTCTCCTTTGATGCGAATGCCAGCGGTAATTGAAGCCTGATAGCTAATTTCACTCACAGTACCGTCTCCTGAAAATTACCCTGATAGAAAGCCAGTACACGCTGCATAGCTTCACTCTTCCGGCACTCGCGACAGATTATGTTTAGGCGCCTGTCGTAGCGGCGTATTTCGCCGTCTGGTAATAGCCAGATAAGGTCCGGATCAACCACAGATGGTTTCTTCAGCTTTGCCCTTGAGAGTTTTTTGCGGGCGTTTTGCCAGTCCTTGCGCGCCTGCTCAGACGGGAATACTCCGTAACCGGAATTGTAAACATCACCACTGGCGGCCAGCTCCATGCATAAACGACCGACAGACGCATGACTGACACCAATTTCATCCGATAACTGCCGAATCGTGCCTCGTCCGTTAAGGCGTACGAATTCCACGATCAGCCCTTTAATTTTTTCCCGCTCTTCTTGTGTAAATACTTTTGCCATAAGCGCCTCCGGCAATCACTTTTCCGATACAACACGGCGGGAAGAATCAGTAATCTGTCGAACAATATCCCGGTGCTTGTTCAGCTCCCGCAGCGCGGCGCAGACTCGCTCCCACTTCTGAACATCACTTTTCGCCCTGCGCAGCGCCAGGTTTGCCCTGCGAAGGGACTGAAAAATCAGCTCATCTGCTTGCGTTTCGGTAAACGATGGCAACGGCTGCACAATGTCCGCCACAGTTTCTGTTTTAATTTCTTCCTGTGTTGCGGCTTCCCGGACTGGTAACGCAGCACCTGCTGGCTGAGGAAAGGCCTTACCATCACTTTCCGTTACCAGCGCGGCTTTCGGCTCTGCTGGTAAATTATCGCCCGGCATGCAGTAACGAAATTTACCGTTCTGATTAACGCGTGCCAGCCGCCCCGTTGCGGTTACCACCGCCAGCGTGGAAGCAACCTTGCGAGTACTGACACCGAACTTACCCGCCAGTTCCTCACACGTTTTAGCCCCATCCTGACCGATAAACTCAATCATCATGTCGGCGGTAACTTTTTGTTCGACCTCCCCGGTCAGCATATCCTGTGCTTCAGATTTTACTGGCCGCTCTTCGGTTACCCGGGATTCACCTTCGCCAGCCAGAAACCAGGTGTGACCAGTTTTATCAACGACGCCATTTCTTTTGAGTTCCCACAGCTCGTTGACAGCCTCTTCACGACTGATTCCAAGGCGAGCTGCCACCACATGTGAAGAGGCTTTTTTCAGTGCTTTCAGTGCGTCAGATACGGTTTCCATTAAAATATCCTCCGGACAAAATTACTTCACAACCCTCATATTGCTGACATTTGGACGCCAGCTATCCCAGTTAAACGTCACCCATCGACCACCGTTCATGGTCATGCGGTCCATAATCCTCTCACCAAGAAGCGTACTCATTGCGACATGATTCAGGTTTGTTAACATCCCGACACTGCACAGTGATGCTGTCCGGCGATCAATTATCTGGTGCAATACCACCTGCTCGTTTTTCGTCTCCCGCTGAATGCCTATTTCATCCAGGACCAGCAAATCAACCCCGCAAAGCTCCTGTAAAAATTTTTC